CATCAGCGTCTGTCCGGCGTCGCTTTCATCGAGGGCGCACACGACCGATACGGTGATCGCTTCGCGGTTGCCCTTGATGATGGACGTGTTGCCGGTGGTAAGGTTGGCAAAGGTGCCGGTGTTGCGCCGCAGCACCAGCCCTTCAACCGACTCCAACTGACCCACAGGTGTGAACACAAGCGCGTTGAAACCCGTCGCGTCATAGGTTGCGGGCAATGCTGAAGACACCGCCAGACTGACGCCTACAGAGGTTTGAGTAGTCATGGTTCATGCTCCATAAAAAAAAAGCCGCACGACGGCGGCGAGAAAACAACAACAAAAAACCCCGCGTGACCGTAGCCAGCGGGGCGGAACGGGGACAGCGCGTGTTCAGCCGATCAGTGCGTGTGCAGGGATGCCCAGCGTTGCCAGACGGCGGATCATGTTCAGGCTCAAGGCACGTTTGCCGTTGAGGACTTCGTAGACTCTGTTTTTCGGGCCGATGTAAGGCTGCATATCGGCCACTGTCAGGCCGTTTTGCTCCATGTACGACTTGATTGCATCTACCGGCGCGGGTAGGTCTATCGGGTAATGCTTGCGCTCCCAGGCTTCGATCAGCGTTACCAGCGCGTCCAGATACGCACCTTCCGGACTATCCGGGTCGGGTTCGGCGGGCGCGTCAAAAAATGCTTCGGCCCGCGCCAGCGCAGCCCGGTAATCGGCCTCTGTCCGTATGGGGTGTAGCGTTTGCGTCATGACTGATACTCCACGGTTGCCGCGTCGATCTGGTCGTATTCTTTGTGTGTGCCGACAAATTTAACGTATACCACCTGCGCCCGGTACAGCACGGCGACGACCAGCCGGTAATCGTTGTCTTTGATATTGAACACCACGCGGTTATGTCCGACAAAGCTGGCACTGCGGTATTGCGCCTTGATGTCGGACGGCGCTTGCCACTGTGCTTGCAGTGGAGACGGCAATAATTCTCATGGATCAATTATAGTCCCAAAACGGGACTTAATCCAAGTTCCGCTACACCGTCACAAAAAACACCTCGACATTGGCCTGGCAAAATTCCCCCGTCTGCCCGAGCGCAATCAGATGCGCCTCACGGCATTGCAGCCCCAGCACTGTCCAGAACTGGAAATGTGCGGCCAGCGCGTCGGCCAGTTGCACCAGCGCCCGCGTTGGCGTGGCGCTTATCGCGCGGTCGTAGCACTGCACGATGATATGGCCGGGAATGCGCACCTGCGGCTGGCTGATTCCGCGCACGACCGGTTTGGCCGTCTCGATAGTCAGACGACACCACAGGCCGTCGGCGGGCGAGTTAAAGCGCGTCAATACCTGATAATCGATGCGCGACTGGTCGATGCCGGTAAAGGTCATCATGCGGCCAATAATCGCGGCGCGTAGCTGTTCGTAAGTCATGACCGTGCGTACTTGGCGCGCAAAAAGGCATAGGCGGGCCGGTATACGCCTTGCGGCGCTTGCTTTTTGGAATGCCCCGCCTCTAACTTTTCCGCATAGGGCAAATTCGTCTGCACCGTTACCGTCTGAAAAGGTTGATTGGCCGTGGCAATCACCGTCAGCCCCGTCTGCACGGCAGCCTGGCCGTTCGTATCCGTCTGCGCCGCGTCGTGGCCGTAGTCCGGCGTATCCACGCTGACCCGGTGACTGCCGCGAAACGCGCCCGTATCTACGGGGGAATGTTGTACCACCAATTGCAACGCCTCGGCGGCAATCTGGTTGCGACGCTTCGCCAAATCGGCCTTGACCACGTTCACGAACGCGGTCGGGCGCGTGCCTGTCCAGGCCATATCAATCTCCGCGCAACTGAACCGTCCACGTCACACCCGCTGCGTCTGATTCTACGTGCATGACCTTGTATTCTTTGCCGCCGCGCTGGATAACATCGTCCACCTGTGGCCGATCCGATACCTCGGTTTGCAGCGCCGTCAGCTTGATGTCGGTACGCAGTATGCGCAGGCCATCGACAACGCGATTGGAAAAGCTGCCAAACACCCCGCGCCCCGCATAGCTTACGGTACTGCCGGGCTGCGTCTGCGTAATCGGGTCGGCAGGCCCGGACGGCACAAACCGGCTGCCGGTAAACGCCTGCACCGCATCGGCCAGGTCAGTGTTAAATGCCGCAGCTACAGCGGTCGCAATCTCGTCACGCAGACCCATCGCTAACTCCTTTTCAAAAACATCACGCCCGACCTGTCCGGCAACCACGGTTTGAGCAAAGCCAGCGCCAGATTCTCACCCGCCGTGTACGTTCTCGCTGAACCGGAAAACGTCTTGCTGCTGGACACGTCACCTGCCTGCACCGACTGGCTCAAGACGCCCGTTTCCTTCACGCCATAAATGCGACCCTCGGCGGCCTCGCGGGCGATTTGTGCGCCCGCCTGTTTGAACTCATCGGGCAGCGGCTCAACCGTGCGCAGCCCCAGATTGGTCATCCACACATTGGCGACCATCACGGCATGCGCTTTTGCGCCCGCGTTCGTGGCCCAACTCACGCCTAGCGCGGCATCCACGTCGGCAACAGCGATATAAGGATTCATTTGGCTAGCTCAAAAAAATCATGTTTTATCTGTGCAATCATTGCACTATAATGATGCGCATGCCGACACTTCACCGCCTCGCCGATTGCAGCATTCACCTGTACGCAGGTGATCACTTGCCGCCGCATGTACATATCCGGATACGCGACGGACGCGAAGTGCTGGTTGAATTGTCCAGTCTGCGCGTGCCTTGCAAAGTGCGCTGGCTTGGGTGCGTGACCATCAAACCGAACTACAGTGCAAATGGCAGGAGTTGAACCCATGAAAAAGCAATTCACCCTGACGGCTGTGCAGCCGATAGGTAAAGACGTGCTGCGCCTGGCCTATGCGGATGGCCAAACTTTCACAGTGGATGTCACCGCGCTTATCCGCCGCTCGCCCGTGCTTGCGCCCTTACGGCAGGCCGATGTATTTTGCAGCGCCCGTTTGGGTGAATGGGGTGGCTGCGTTGTGTTTGGCGAAGATGATACGCTGGAACTGGCGGCGGACAATTTGCGGGCGTGCGCAATTGAGCAGCAGGGCGACTATTCGCACGAGTACCTGATCGAATGGATGGCACGGCATGGTTTGACGCAGCAGCAGGCAGCGGCAGTACTGGGCATCTCGCGGCGCATGCTCGGGTATTACCTGAGTGGGGCCAGGCCGTTACCGCGCACGGTCGCGCTGGCGTGCATGGGCTGGGAAACGCAAACCGCCCGACGCAACCGCAGCAATCGAACGCCGCCAGCAATGTGGCAGGCCAGCGCATATAGCCGCGCTACCACCAGCGGATGGCAGTAATCAGCAACCATGCGCTTGCGCCTGCGCCTATGGCACGCAACAAAAAAGCCAGCGCGTGGCTGACTTCTTTGCTTGCTTGGCCTTCAAGTTCAAGTCCATCCATGGACAACCTCATTCGGAAATGTTTGCGGTACAATTTCATTGCTGCTTACTTTCCTTGTGCCATCAAGGTTAGAAATAAAAAGCCCCGCCGGTTCGTACCCGACGGGGCTTTTGCTTTTGGGCGCGTGTCTTACGGCGTGCCGCCGCCCTGTGCAGCCAGATCAATGATCACGCCCGCCGTCGCCTTATCGCTGTCGGCGTGCTTGCGCCAATTGTCCGCCGCACCCAGCGCCGCCAGATTCGGGTTTGCGCCCGCGCTTTCTTTCCAGGAGTAGCCCATGACTTCCAGATTGAAGGCCCCTTCGGCGCGATACCCCAGGGTGAAGTTTTCCTTGCCGCGCACCGGGTAGGAATCCACCCCCGGCGCTTGCGATTCGGTAATGACCACCGCGCCCGCCTGCAAGCCAAAGATTTTCTCGGCGGGGATCTTGTCCGATACCAGCACGGGGCGGCCCATTGTGCCGGGCGAGCCGCCGTACACGACAACCCCCGCCTCCTCGAAAATCTTCTGGTCGATGGCATCGTCCACCAAATCAAAGTAGGTGGCCGAATCCATCCCGAACAGCGCCATCCGGCTGAAGCGGTCGCCGAATTTGCGCATGCCCTTGGTCAGCGCTTTTTTATGGTCAGCCGCAATCGATGCGCTGGTCACCATATTGGCATTGCCGCCGATGGCCGCGCCCAATGCGTCGAATGTGGCGGCGATGAAATAGTCCATCGTGGCATCGGCCATATGCTGGCCGACCAGCATGGAGAACTCCGCCGGGCTGCGCGCGCGCCGCTTGAATGCTTCCTCCGTGGTCAGGTAGGGGCCGTATTTCCACGGCGATTTCACTCCTACCGTTTCGTCCGAGTCGATTTTGATACCCTGCACGTCGGCAACGGAGTTCACATCGCGGTGCTGCAAGTCTCCGCCGATTTTGTAGAAGGCGCGTTTGCGAAAGTCGCCCTCGATCAGCTCGTTGTTCAGCACCAGCGCACCGCCGGAGGCCGTGTTGAATACATCCAGCACATCCTGCATCCGTTCCAGATACGCGGTTTGTGCCAGATCGTTGTAGATGATCATGTCGTCGTTGACAGTCGTAGGCATTGTTCATTCCTTTATTTGGGAAGTTTCAAATATTCGTCCGGGCCGTTTTGTGCCACGAACTCGTGTTTTTCGGCGGCGGACATTTGCGAGCGCGGTTTCGTGGCCTTGCCGCCGCCCCCGCCGGGCGACCCGGCTCCTTGAGCGCGGGGGAAAAGGTGAGGGGCCGATTCACGCAGGGATTCCGCCCATTCTTTGGGCGACAACGGCGTTTTGCCGTCCTTGCCGTAAACCAGTTCACCGTCCTGCATGGCAACGGCCTTGCCGTCGCCGTCCAACTGCCAGATTGCAGAGCCGCGCAAAATGAAATCGTCCAGTGCGCTTTTTTCTGCCCCGGCTTCCAGCGCCGCGCCGCGTATCACGTCGCCCAGCGCCCGCGCTTCCAGGGCCTTGGCGCGGGCTTCCGCTTTGGCGCGGGCATCCGCTTCAGTCTTTAACGCCTTGTCCAACTCGCCGCGCAGCCGTTCCGTGCGCCGCTCCAGCACCTGCTCGATTTTGCCCTCGGCAATCAAACGGGTTTCTTCATCCTGCCCGGCCTTTTGCAGCATGGCCTTGACCGCCTCAACGTCCAGTCCGTCAAACTGCCCCTTGATCGCGTCAAATTCGGATTTCAGCTTGCGGTTGTTGCCAAGCAGCTCCTGATTCTTGGTCTTCAAACCAGCTACCTCATCGTCTATCGCCTGCTGCACTTTTTCAGACAAGGTTTTTTGCAGGGCGCTGGCTTTGGCCTCATCCAGTTCCAGACCCAACTCTTTGATATCGACTTCAAACGGCATGGTGATTCCCCTTGGGATAAGTTCGCCCGCCTGGCGGGCAATAAAAAACCGCCATCAAGGCGGCATGAAAAAAACGGTGCAAAAGACAAGCTCACTCGCCAAACACCTGTTTGAAGGTTTCAGCGTCGCGCATTCTCAATTCCTCCAGGCTGTATTGCCGACCGGCAATCGGGTCTACGAATCGGTCTATCGTGTAGCCGCCTTCCTTGTACAGCCGGTATCGCGTCGTACCCAGCCACTCGCGCTGAAACGCCGCGTCCTGATTGGCAAACCAGCGCCCGTGTGTGGTCTTGGCCGCTACTTGCCCTGCCTTCAATCCCGCGTCTTCACGCTGCTTGACCGTCATCTTGCCAATAGAGCGGAACGTGCGCCGGCCATCGCGCCCGCGCACTTTCAGCGACCGCACGAAGGGACGCATGCCCGCGCCATCGCCGCCCAAATCCGCTTGTACTATCGAGCGACAATTCGGGTGCAGGGGCGGCACAGGGTGCGCTTCACCCACCCGCCAACGTTTGCCGTCCAGCGCAGCGCACACCTTGCTGGTGCGCCCGTCCAGCGTCGCCATGAAGCGCACGTGCGTCACGCCCAGCTGCTCATAGGTATCGAGCATGACCTGGTTGCTGATGTGCGTTCTGGCCGTGCGGATCAGCCGCTCGGCATCAACCTTTGCAACCTGCACAGTGCCATCCTGATAATTCAGTGCTTTGGTGCCACGTACCGTGCGCACAATCTGCGTGTTGGTCGCCCCGCTCGCCACGCCTGCGCGTATCGTCGCAATGATGCGCTGCGCGTGTTGCCCGCCAAACGTATCGAGCAGTTCCTGCACCAGCCGACCGCCATAAGGCGCGTGGCCGCTCATCGGGCGGTTCATCGCCTTTTGGTAAACCGCCTGCTCAACGATTTTGGGCTTTGGCAGACCGGCAACAACTTTATCCACGACCGACGCGACATAACCCGCCTCATAGGCCGCCAGCTTGGGCGCGGTGCGCTGCCACTCGTCGGCCAGCCCCGCGCCCACGTTTTCCCCGTACTCGCGCAGGGTATCGCGCAGTTTTTTCAGCCTGGCTGTTTTGTACTGCCCGGCCAGAAACGCCTGCGTTTCCGATTGACTTAAACCGTCCAGCAAATACAACAGGTCTTTTGCCAACTCGCCGGTCAGCGCCAGCAACTGCGCGGACACCGTGTTGACCACGGCGGAAGATGCCCGAAACTGATACGCCGCATGCTGCGTCAGCGCCTGCGCCATCGCGTTTTGCGCCGCCCGCAAATCCGCACTCATAGGACGGCTACCACCAACCTTCTGGCGATTCGGTGTCCGGCTTTTCAGTTGTCGCGCTGTCTGTTGGGGTATTCATTTGCGGTTTCCCTTTTTGAAGGCCAGCAAGAAACGAGCACCAGCACGCATGATGACCGCCAGTGTCAGGCCGTAGGCAATGATTTTCAGGTGCGTGCTGGATTCGATGATGGTCAGCGCTTCCACAACCCATCCTCCAAGGTTAAAATCCATTCATGCCCCTATGCTCAAGATAGGGGTTGAAACAAGAAAGCCCCGAACTGCTGCAAACAGTCGGGGCTTTCGCTTTTCAGGGTTGCGGCGCTACCACCAGCGTATCCAGTGCAGAGCCTTTCCCAAGGCGATAATCAGTGCGGCCCATCCACCATAACGGGCCAGTACCATTGCGGCATCGGCCAGCCTGGCCCCTACCCTGCCTGTATCTTCAGTGCTCATCTTGCTAATACCACAAAAAGTATTGACAAAATAAATACAAAATACTATCCTCCATGCATGGATAGCTACTACGAATACCGAGGCGACACGTTTTGCTGGGATGCTGACAAGGCTCACAGCAACTTTGCCAAACACGGCATCCGGTTTGAAGAAGCCGCAACCGTGTTTTCTGATCCGATGTTCGTTATGACCGATGCCAGCCGTCACGACGAAGGGCGCGATGCGGTGATTGGTCTGGATACCAGCGCCCGTCTGTTATTTGTTGTTCATATCGAAACTGTCGGCGAGACCCTCCGCATCATTTCGGCCCGCCGCGCCACCCGTCAGGAGGAATTGCTTTATGCTGACTGAACGCACACGAACCCGTCTGGATAAACAACGCCCGATGACCACGATCACCCTGCGCATTCCGGTGGATGTCGTGGCATCCATGAAAGAAATTGCGCCGCACAAAGGGTTCTCCGGCTATCAGACACTGCTCAAAACCTATATCAGCGAAGGTTTGCGCAGGGACGAGGCACTCATGACCGTATCCGATACCCGCAGCCTCATTGCCGGGCTGCGCCAACAAGGCGTGCCGGAGGAAGTCATTAAGAAAGCGCAGCACGCCGCGATGGCAACAGCCTGAGCAGGCTGGGGGCCTGATGTAGTACAGGCGGCTGCGTAGGCAGGTGCTTTGGCATGCAACGCTACCACCAGCGGATGGCGACAATCAACGCGGCCAGACCAAATAACCAGCCAATAGCAGCGAGCAAAACAAAACGCCACGCAGATAGCTTTTCGGATGCTTCCATAAGTTGCACCAGTGCTTTAAAATCAAACACAATTTCATTCCTTGGGTTCGACAAGGGTTGGAACTAAAAAGCCCCGCCAGCTACCAACTGACGGGGCTTTTGCCTGTGTGCGGCCACAGCGATGCCAAGACCATAAATGCAAGG